ATGACCATTCATTGCAAACAGGATCGTGACCGTATCCGGCAACATGCAGTGTGCCAGCGCAAGGATAATGAGCGTATAGCCAACCTTGCCCGTTGCCTTGTTAAAGAATGTCAGCAGGGGCGTGCGGCATCTGCCTGCATGATCGGCCTGACGAAGATTGTGAAGGGCTGATACCATGGCACCGTTTCACGTCTATTCATCCCGCAACAAGAAGGGCGGTAAGCCGCATCCTGTTGTCTTTCGGCGCAAGGATCGGGCCTTGACCATGTGGTGGGAGTATCGAACCGCCGCAGAGATTGCCGAGGAACTGGATATCTCGGTTGAAACCGTCCGCCGCTATATCCGCAGTGGACGTAAGGCAGGAGACCCGCGCGCAACCCGCACCCGTCCAGCAAAGCGCATCATGGCCGGCAGAGGCCCGGCGCAGAAACATCATCGAATTAAAAACACGAGGTCTGGAAGTGAAGGAGATTGCAAAGGCTCTCTCTGTCCACCCCCGGCTTGTGCAGATGCGACTGAAGGAGGCTACGGCATATGCCACCTAAGAAAACCACGGCGAAGAAATCTCCGGCGAAGAAGAAGGCACCGCAGAAGGGACGCGACGAAAAGGGCAAGTTCCTGCCCGGTAGCCGCTTCTGGGAAGCCCGTTCCTCACACGGCGCAAATCCGAAGTTCGAAAATCCGGCTGATCTATGGTCAGCCTGCTGCGAGTATTTCGATTGGGTTGAGGCAAATCCTCTCTATGAGGATAAGCTTGTCACATTCCAAGGCTTTGCCACGCATGAGCCTGTTGCTAAAATGCGCGCAATGACGCTGGCAGGCCTGTGTTTCTTCATCGATATCAGCCGGGGAACATGGAACGATTGGCGGGAAAATCGCCCCGATTTATCAGAAGTCATTTCTCGCGCCGAGGACGTGATCTATCAGCAGAAGTTCGCCGGTGCCGCTTCGGACCTGCTGAACGCCAATATCATTTCTCGTGACCTTGGCCTTGCTGACAAGTCCGATGTGAACAGCCAGACAACCGTTACCTTCAACACGGTCTATGAGGCGGGGCCTGACGACGAATGATGCATGAATTTCGCGTCCGGTGGTATCAGCGTGCCTTTCATGAAGCACTGGTACAGCAGAAAAAGAAGCGCCTCATAGAGATTGCGCACCGGCGATGGGGCAAGGATGAGATTGTGCTGAACGGCTTCCGCGAGCTATCGCAGAAGCGCATAGGCACGTATTGGCATTGTTTCCCTGAATATGCGCAGGCTCGTAAAGCGATCTGGAACGGGATTAACGGACGAACAGGCAAACGCCGCATTGATGAGGCTTTCCCGCCTGAAATCCGCAAGCGCGTCAATGACAACGACATGTTCATTGAAACGGTGTGGGGTTCAACGTGGCGGTTGCTTGGCTCCGACCGGTATAACGCCACGGTTGGCTCTGGCCCTGTCGGCAAGCATATTCAGAATGGGCGCTCTGTAATCCAGCCGCGTGGGCGTATCACAAGCCCATGATTGAGGAAACAGACGGCACCGCCGCATTCATCACCACGCCGCGCGGGAATAACCACGCCAAGACGATGTATCAGCGTGCGGTGGGGAATGACCAATGGTTCGCCCAATTATCCAGCATCCACGAAACCAAGGCCTTGAGCGCTGAACAGCTTGCAGAGAGCCTTGAGGAATATAAGGATTTGTACGGGGCCGATCTGGGGCTAGCGATGTTCGAGCAGGAATATTACTGCTCCTTTGCCGGTGCCATGGTCGGCGCATACTACGGCTCTGAAATGAACTCAGCCGAACGGGAAGGGCGCATCAAAACATTCCCGATTGACCCACGCTATCCGGTGCACACGGCATGGGATTTGGGCAAGGCTGCAAACAACCCGATCTGGTGCTTTCAGGTCATACCGGGCGAGGCTGGGCCGCGTATCGTTGATTTCTACCGGCCTGACAGTGACGACCTTGAAGAATGGGTGAAGTGGCTGGACGGCAAGGGATATAAGGGCAATGACTATGTGCCGCATGATATTCTGGTTGCCGAGTGGGGATCGAAGCGGACGCGGTTTGAAACGCTGAAGCTGTTGGGGCGCAAGCCCGTTCGTGTCGCCAAGGTGTCGGTAGCCGAAGGCATCCACGCATCACGCCAGACCATCAAAGTTGCCATATTCGATAGTGAGCGATGCGAGCTTGGCATAGAAGGCCTGAAGCAATTCCGCCGTGAATGGGATGATGAACTGAAGGTGTTTCGCGATAACCCGGTCAAGGACTGGTGCGAGCATATCGCGTCCAGCTTCCGCTATTTGTCACTCGCATGGAAGATGGCCAAGCCAAAGGATGAGCCGCCGCCGAAGCCGAAAGAGCTTGTCTATCAGGTTGGCCCGACCGGCCTTATTCAAGGAAATATGAGCGTGAAAGAGGCGGTCGAAGCCATGGTGAAGCGTAGGCGAGAGAGAGTAGGCAAGTCACTCTCTCTTTCGCGGTGCAATTCATAGCCTGCGATCATGGAACAGAACCAGACCGCACAGCCTGAATTGACCGGTGAACATTTGCTCGAAAAGGGCAACAAATGGCTTGAGCGTATCAAGGCATCGGAAAGCCGTGAGGATGATTGGCGTAAGGACGCCGAGGCGGCGGAAAAGACCTATGCTTGCGATACGAAGGCCAGGCACGGCAAGCTATACGATTTCAACATTCTGCATTCGAATGTGGAAACGATTGTTCCAGCGATTTATAATTCCACGCCGGTGCCGGACGTGCGCCGACGCTTCACGCTTGCGATAGGTGAGCCGCCGCAGCCTCCACAGCAGCAACCGGTGCCGGGCGGCCAGCCTGCGCAGCCAGACCCGCAGGCGATGGAGCTATTCAAGGCGGAAATGCAGAAGTGGCAGGCGAAGCTTGCTTCTGATCAGGCCGCAAAAGACTTTGGGACCATGATTGAACGGACGATTACCGTTCTGATCGATGACAACCGGCTTGATAAGGAAATCGAGAGCGTTTCGCAGGATAGCTTTTTGGGCGGTCGCGGTATCGTCCGACTTGCATTCGAAGCCACATTTATTCCGCAGCCGGTAGCCGGGCCGGATGGTCAGCCAGCTACTGATGAGGACGGCGAGCCGGTCACGGAAGACAAGGCCACCGGCGAAACTATTGATTTTCAGGCATGGTCATGGCGTGATTTCCGCATGGGTAAGGCCAAGCGATGGAAGGATGTGCCGTGGATCGCCTTTCGCCATTACATGCCACGCGAAGACCTTGAAGATTTTCGCGATGCTGAATTGTATTCATCGCAGGCGCAACCGACTGACAGCGCCGACGATGACGAAGACGATATTCAGGTTTGGGAAATCTGGGACAAGCGCACAAAACAGGTCTGGTTTATCGACGCGAATAGCGGTCGCGTGCAGAAGATCAGCGAAGACCCGCTTGGGTTGCCCGGTTTCTTCCCGACGCCAGAGATTGTTCAACCTATCACGCTCACCGGCAACATGACGCCGGTTTGCCCGTTCACGGTATATAAGAAACTGGCCGATGAACTGGACCTTTGCACCAAGCGCATCAATGCTATCATGAAGGGCCTGAAGGTTCGAGGCATCATCCTTGGCAGTGCCGAGGATATCAAGCGGCTGGCCGACGCTGGCGACAACGAGCTTATTCCTGTTTCTGACGTGGAACAGATTGTGCAGACAGCGGGGCTTGAGAAGGCAATTGCATGGTGGCCGATCCAGCAGGCGATTGCCGTCCTTCAGCAGCTTTACCAGCAGCGCGGTGAGATTAAGGCTGCTATTTACGAAATTACCGGCATTTCCGATATCGTGCGCGGCGCATCGAACGCGAATGAAACCCTTGGTGCGCAGCAGATCAAGACGCAATGGGGATCGCTTCGCATTCAGAAGATGCAGCGAATGATTGAACGCCTTGTGCGCGATATCTTCGGCATGATGGCCGATATCATCATCACCAAGTTTTCACCGGAAACGTTGCAGGAAATGACGGGGATCGAGATTACCCCGGATATCATGCAGCTTATGAGCCAGCCGGTTTCGTCGTCTTACCGTGTTGATGTTGAGAGTGATAGCACCGTCAAGGCCGACATGAGCCGCATCAAGGGTGAAATGTCCGAATTTCTGCAAGGCACGGCTCAATTCTTCAACGTCATGGCTCCGGTCATCGGTCAGGCCCCTGAAATGGCTGAACCTATGTCAGAAATCTATGCATCGTTCGCGCGCGCCTTCCACCTTGGCAAGCAGGCCGAGGACGCGATTGACCGTATGTCGCAGGGTGCGAAGGACGCCGCGAAGCAAGACAAGCCCGATCCGGCACAGGAAGCCGCGCAGAAGAAGCTTGAGCTTGAGGCCAAAAAGCTGGAACTAGATTTCCAGAAGGCCCAGACCGAGTTGCAGATTAAGCAAACTGAACTGCAACTGAAAATGCGCGAACTTGGCATCAAGGAACAGGAAGTGCAGCAGAACGGGCAATTCCGGGCCGCTGAACTCTCCCTTGAGGCGCAGCAGGGCAGGCCGGTATTGGTTGGAGCCTAAATTCAATCCGCCCCTATGCAGTACCGCCCCACTTATCCGGGTAGCGCGAGCCATAGGGGCTTCAAATCCCTCTTTCTTTCGCGCGAATAATCCGAGGCTGAGACTGTCTTTAAAGGAGGCAGTTTTGGGCGCGTACGTCTGGCGAAATGGTGCATTTGTAGACAAGCAGACCGGTGAGGCGATGCATAAGCCTTTTGCTGGTCAGGTTTGTATGCCGACCGTCATTTCTGACATTCCAGAATATCGCTCCCCAATTGATGGCAAGCCTATCACTTCGCGTTCGCAGCGCCGCGAAGACCTGAAGCGCAACAATTGCGTGGAATATGAGCCGTCTATATCTCCGACAAAAGGAAAGATCAGAAACAAGGCCTTTGCCGATAAACGCGGACTGAAGGTTTTAGAGGAATTCCTATGACTGTCGAAAACGCACAAATTTCATCCCCCCAGATCGAGAGCGCAGCGCCACCGGTCGAGCAGCCGGGTTCGACAGCCGAGCAATTTACTTCGGCCCCTGCACATATGCCGCAGGCCATCAAGGATCAGTGGGCCAATCTGACGCCGGAAGCACAGAAGGCAATCGCAGCCCATCAGGCTGAAATTGACCGAAAATTTGGCGAGTATGGCCGGTTCATGGGCGAAAACAAGCCTGTGATTGATCGTCTGGCCACTGCCCGGCAGCAGATGCCGGAACTGTTCGACGGTATGACCCCGGAACAGCTTGCGCAGGGTGCGCTTGAGCTTGGAGCCGTACAGGTCAACCTCAATTGTGATCCAGTGGGCACAATCCTACAGATCGCGCAGACATATGGTGTCCTTGGTGGGCTGGCGCAGGCACTTACGGGCCAGCAACCGACCGGGGATCAGCAATTGGTGCATGGATTGCAGAGGGAGATAGCGAGCCTGAAAGGCCAGCTTCAATCCCTTGGCGATCCAGCAGCAATAGACAAGCATATCAATGCCACGCTGGCGCAGAAGGACGCCGAGAGGATCATAGGTGATTTTGCCAAGAGCAAGCCGCACTATGCTGAAGTCGAGGCCAGCCTTCCAGCGTTCATAGACGTTGCATTGAAGACCAAGCCGGGTTCGTCCCTGCCGGACGTACTTGAGGCCGCATATGACATGGCAGTCAACGCAATACCGGAAGTCAGGGAAAAGATACGAGCATCCGAAGCCGAGGCAGCAGCCAGAGCGACGGTAGCCAAGTCGGACCCGAAGCGGACCGAGGCAGCGCGGAAAGCCGCATCCATCAACGTGAAATCAAACTCAAACGGTCGCGATAAGCCAAGGAGCGAAGAAGAAGCCATGGCCGATGCGTATGACCGCGCGATGAATAGCTAACAGGAAAAGTAGATGGCTACTCCCTCACAGGTATTCACGGAAATGGTGACGACTACGGACCGCAACTGGTCCACGAACGTCACCGACAACGTGAGCAAGCACAATGCCCTTCTGAACATTCTGAAGAAGAAGGGGAAAATTCTCACCGAAAGCGGCGGTTATGAAATCGCTCGCCCGCTCGAATATGCGGAAAACAGCACCTATCAGCGTTATTCCGGCTATGACGGCCTCAATACGAATGCGTCTGACGTGCTGACGACTGTGAAATACGACTTCCAGCAGGTTGCGCTACACGTCACCGCTTCGGGCCGTGAAATCCGTATGAACATGGGTTCGAAAGAGCGCATGATCAATCTTGTCAAGGCGCGCAAGGATAATGCGCTGAAGACGGCAGCAAACGGGTTTTCTACCGATATCTATTCGGACGGCTCTTTGCTCAATCAGGTTGGTGGGTTTGGCTCAGATCATTCAGGTAAATGGTCAGGGAACCGTTGGTGGTATCCCTTCCGATACCTGGACTTTCTGGCGCAACAAGTTCCGCGAAATTACCGGCACTGACGCCTATACGCCGCAGACGCTGAAGGGCGAATTCAACAAGCTCTGGCTTCCGCTTAATCGCGGTGCTGACAAGCCTGATTTGATCGTACTGTCTCACGATTTCTACTCGGTTTACGAGAGTGGCGAGCAGCAGCTTCAGCGCTATCAGGATGCTGATCTGGCTCAGGCTGGCTTTATTGGTCTGAAGTACAAGACGGCGAACGTCATCTTTGATGACAACACCAACTTCGCGACCAATGCCGAAAAGGGATACTTCCTGAACACGGACTATCTCTACATCGTGCAGCACAAGGAAGCGCAGTGGACGCCGGACGATGAAAAGCGCCCGACCAATCAGGATGCCGTTGTGGTGCCGATCTACTGGATGGGCAACATGGTTTGCACGAACCGGTCGCTTCAGGGCGTCCTTATCGATCAGGCGTAAGGAGAAAATCTGATGCCTTATCCAATCACTCCCTTTGTCGGCATGAAGCCCGGCGAAAAGAACGATCAGGCCAGCAAGGTGAAGCTCGGAACGACTTTCACCGGTGATGACGGTCACGTCTACATTTACGCCAAGGCATCGGCAGCAATTGCCGCTTCCACGGTGTCGGTGCTGACAGAACCGGCCATGACCATGGCTGGCGGTGCTGGTGACTGGACTTCTCCCGCCTTCGCACTCGCGAACGGCGATGAAGCTTGGTTCATGAAAACCGCGATCTGACGAACGGGCGGGGTTTCGGCCCCGCTCTCTGCCTTCCAACTATAGAGGAATAGAGAAAATGGACGCTCCGACGATCCGGGTTATCGGGTTCAAGACTGAATATCTTTTCAACCCGAAGACCAAGAAGAATGACCGCGAGGTTGAGCTTGTCGAGTATGCCCCGGTGCATGCAATCATGACTTCGCGCATTACCGACCGCGTGGCAAACATGATGCCCCCTGAAGCCATCGACAATGACGATGACGGCAAGAAGCTCGGCTTCATGCGTGCGCGTTGGGAAATGATCGAGCCAGCCTACAGGGCTTGGAAAGAGGGCCGCGAAATGCCGCTGGACGGTATGCCGCTCGCAGTCTGGCCCGGCGTAACAGCGGAACAGGCGGAAGCCTTGCGCCGGGTTGGGCTGCGAACCGTTGAAGACGTGGCCACCCTGACGGATAGCGTTATGGGCAAGGTTCACCTTCCAAACGTACGCGATCTGGTCACGCAGGCAAAAGCCTTCCTTGAAGCCACTGACCGCAACGTGGTTGCTGACCAGATGGCCAAGCAACAGGACGAAATTGATGCGCTGAAGGAGCAGCTTGCCGCCGCTATGGAGCTTCTCGAAGAAACAAACAAGCCAAAGCGTGGCAAGGCCAAGGCCGAAGCTGAAGAAGACCAGCAAGAAATCGAGGCCATAGAATGATCACCAAGGAACAATTCACGGAAGAAGCGGCCTTTGCGAAGGTCGTTGAAACAACAGCAGGTCCGGCGCTTCTAATTGGCGGTATTGTCATTCAGGTATCCGCTCCCGGTATCGACGCTGCCGATTATCTTTCTGTGGCGCTTCGCCGGACGGCACGCGGAGAGGTCGCTCAAACGTGTGGCTCTCTCCTTGGCGGAATGCGAATGTCACCCCAATCGTTTGGTATCGCTGATAGCAGCGCTGGCGGTCATGGTTTTACGAAGATCGGCGGCGTCTGATGGAAAAAGGGCTTGAATTCATCGGTTTCGCACTCAGCGCCAGCATTTTTGCTGCCGTCTTTCTCGTGGGGATCATCGTTTATGGCGGCGACTTCTCGCGGGCGGTCGCGCTGATCGCTGCCTTTCTGGCCGCTGCATCGCAGTTTGTCGGGCAGGATCGCCAATATTGGCAGTTTTCCATCATGCTTGCGTATGGCTCGTTTGCCCTCGGTCTATTCGCTCTGCTTGCAATGATCGGGGGCAAGTAATGGTCAAGATGTCGGAACTCATGAACCGGGCCGCGCGCGAGTGCAAATTGAAAGCGCCCGGCGCATGGGTTCCGGCCACCGATCTGTCATACATGGACATGAAGGATTATCTCAGCGACACAGTTGAGGAATTGCTTCAGCGTCTGGACTGGCCCAACCCTGTCACCATTGATTTGCCCGTCATCGGTACGGGCGCCGAAGACTATAATCTCCCACCTGATTTCCTGCGTGTTACTCGTGATGAATTGGCCGTTTACGAGCCGACCACGACGCGCCGGGCGTGCATTCCTATCACCAGCAACGGTGCATGGTCGCATCTGAAGCAGTTAGGTTCTGCCGGTGGCAATCGCTATTACCGAATTCAGGGCAGCGACGGTGCCTATAAAATTGGCTTTTATCGTCCGCTTGAAACAAATCAGCGCGTCATTGTCTCGTATGTCTCGAAGAACTGGAACGTTGCCGCAGGCGCTTACAAGAGCGAATGGGTGGTCGAGGAAGCAGAATGCCTGTTTCCTGCCGATCTGGTACGCCTTGGCGTGGTCTGGCGTTTCCGGCGCGCAAAGGGCATGCCGTATGCCGACCGACTCAATGAATATGAGGGTCGTTTGTCGCGTCTGATCAATGATGCGCGCGGTATCCGCTCGATCAGCTTTGGCGAACCGCCATCCATGCGCAGCCCGTTTGATATTCCAGTGCCCGATTTCATCCCGCCTGCGTGAGGATAGGCCATGTTCTTTAGCCGTATAGGCTCGCCACCTACCGCCGATGTGCAGGTATCTGCAACAAAGACCTTTCCCGCGCCACGGCGCGGCATCATTCAGAATGACAGCTTGGCCGTGCCGCAGGGCGAGGGTGCGGAAGTCATGGACAACTGGTTTCCGACGCCGCAGGGTGCACGAATGCGGCGCGGTAGCGTGAAGCGAGCCAACGTAGGATCGGCTGACATTCGCACCTTTATGATTTACGAGACTGGCGGTGTGAAAAAGCTATTCGCCGCTACTCCTACAGCCATTTTTGACGTAACTGCGCCCGCTGATCCTGAAACGCCTATCGCTCCCGCGCTGTCTGGTTTGGGCGGCGGAAAGTGGTCGAGCGTCATATTTGCCAACAGTGCAGGAGATATTTCACTGATCGGCGTCAATGGCGCTGACTATATGAAGCGGTTCAACGGAACGGCTTGGACCGATATTTCCGATACGACAACGCCGGGCGTTACTGGCGTCGATACTCGAAAGCTGTCCGCGATCTGGGCTTATCAGAACCGGCTCTTTTTCGTCCAGCAAGACACTATGTCCGCTTGGTATCTACCTACGCTCTCGTATGGTGGTGAGGCCAAGGAATTGCCCATGGGCAGCACCTTTACCAAGGGCGGTGTGCTTTTGTTCGGAGGCACTTGGTCCACTGACAGCGGAAGCGGCATGGATGATATGTGCGTTTTCGTGACCGATATGGGCGAGGTTGCAGTTTTCCAAGGCACAAACCCGGATACTATTGATACATGGTCGAAGGTGGGAACCTACGTTATCGGCAAGCCTCTTGGTAAGAATGCGTTCTTCAAGACTGGTGGCGACATAGCGATTATCACCGATGACGGCATTGTCAGTATTTCGCAGATCATGCAGAAGGATCGGGCCGGGCTTGCATCAGCCGCAATCACCTTTCCTATCGAAACACTTTGGCGCGATGTTGTGTTCTCGCGCGCTTTTGCCGGTTATGACTTCAGCGCTATCGTCTGGCCGACCGAAAGCCTTTTGCTTGTTGTTGTTCCATCCTTTGCAGGTGGCACAAAATTCAGTCTGGTTGCCAATACGAAAACCGGTTCATGGTGCCGTTATACTGGTTGGGATGCGCGCTGCGCTGTCGTTTTCGATGATAAGCTTTATTTCGGCACGAGCGACGGCAGAGTAATACAGGGTGAAACGGGCGGCTCAGAATGCGGCGAGCCTTATGCTGCTACGATCCTGCCTCGCTTCGACAATATGGGCTCTCCTGTCAGCAAGAGCGCATTGCATGCTCGATGTGTCATGCGCTCGAACAATAAATTTGAACCTATCATGTTTGCCAACTCGGATTATAAAGTTGATCTTCCCAACGCAGGTATCAGCTATGGCGATGCAAGCAGCAACGTCTGGGGCGGTGCGATCTGGGGTGAAAGTACCTGGGGGGCAGGCTGAAGCCAAGAAATTTATCAGCGAGTGGCAGTCTGTCGCCGCAAACGGCGAGGCTCTATCTGCTGGCGTTGTCGTTACTTCTGGCCGCATTTCGCCTCCCGATCTGGAATTGATTTCAATTCATCTGCTTTACGAAGTGGGCAGCGTTCTATGAATATTGTCTGGGGAGACAGTAGCAATCCGCTTTTGCGCGCTCACCTATGTGCTTTCGTTGACAAGCAGATTGGCGGTTCTGGTCTTGGTTTCGGTGACAGCGCTGTTGCCATGGGGGTAAGTGAGGATGATGGGCGCTTGGCCGGAGCTGTTGTGTTCCACAATTATGAGCCGCGCGCCGGTGTTATTGAAATGTCTGCCGCCTCACTGTCGCGCCGGTGGCTGACCCGTCCAGTTCTACAGCGCATGTTCGATTATGTATTTGACGATGCCGGTTGTCAGATGGTCGTAATGCGCGTCTCAGAACGCAATGCGCCGATGATCCGCATTGCACGCGCATACGGCTTTTCTGAAGTCCTTATTCCCCGGCTACGCGGCAGGGATCATAACGAATTCATTTTCACCTTGACGGACGACGACTGGAAGGCGAGCCGCTTCAACCGCAAGTGCCTCAGTCTTTCGCATTAAAAAATTCATTCTTCGACCATGTGATGAACTGGCCGGAGAATATGCCGTGGGTAAGAGCAAGGCTCCAAAATCCCCTGATCCCAAGGAAACGAGCGCAGCCCAGACCGGCACCAACATTGGGACGGCGGTTGCAAACTCCTATCTGAACAATGTCAATCAGGTCACGCCTGACGGTTCGCTGACGTACAGCCAGACGGGCATGCAGAAGTACTATGACCCATATACCGGGAAATCATACGACATTCCGCAGTTTACGGCCACTCAGCAGCTTTCCCAACAGCAGCAGGCTATTAAGGATCAGGAAGACGCCACCAACCTGAACCTTGGCAAACTCGCCAATTCTCAGTCATCGCGCCTGAATGATCTGCTCGGAAAGCCGTTTGACTTGAGCGGGGCACCGGCAGCGGGGAATGCTGGCAATATGACTGCGCCGCAGTATCAGCAGTACACAGGCGGGCCGCAGCTACAAACCAGCTATACAGACGATTTCAGCGCCGACCGGCAGAAGGTCGAGGATGCGCTTATGTCGCGCATCAATCCTCAGCTTGAACAGGACCGGTCAGCGCTGGAACAGCGTTTGGCCAATCAGGGCATTATGCCGGGATCGAAGGCGTTTGAAACTGCCATGAACCAGAATGCGCAGGCGTCGAATGATGCCCGCATGCAGGCCATTCTTGCTGGTGGGCAGGAACAGAGCCGCCTTGCGGGCCTGTCCCGCGATCAGGCGACATTCGGCAACAATGCCAATCAGCAAATGTGGAATAACCAGTTTCAGACCACGCAGGGCAATAATGGCCTTGCCGGGCAGCAGTTCGCTGATCAGCAGACCATGTTCAATGCCCAGAACGCACAGCGCAACCAGTGGCTTCAGGAACAATATCAGCAGCGCAACCAGCCGATTAATGAAATCTCGGCGCTGCTTTCCGGCGCGCAGGTTACCGGCTGAATTTCGTCAATTCGGCAAATAGCCAGATCGCAACCACTGACGTAGCCGGGATCATCAATCAGGATTATCAGAACCGACTTGGCGCATGGCAGCAACAGCAGGCCCAGACCGGTGGCATTCTTGGCGGTCTGTTTGGCTTGGGCGGCAAGCTCATTGGCCTGTCTGACGTTCGGTCGAAAGAGAATATTCGGCGTGTCGGCGTGCTGGACAACGGGCTTCCTGTTTACGCCTACAACTATAAGGGCGACAGCATGACCCATATTGGTCTTATCGCGCAGGAAGTCGAGCAGGTGAACCCTGACGCGGTGAGCCGTATCGGTGACGTTCGCATTGTCGATTACGGCAAAGCCGTGGAGGCTGCATAATGGTGGGCTTTATATTCGGCGGCGACACTGGCGAAACGCCTGAAAGCATCAAGCGCAAGCGGGAAATCGCAATGGCCCTGCTCGGCCAGAGCCGCGCGCCGCGCACCATAGGCGAGGGCATCAACGCTCTTGGTGACGGCATCGTTGCCAACGTCATGAACCGGCGCGCAAATGCTGGCGAGAAGGCTGGACACGAAAGCGCCGATCAGGCCTTTGGTGGTATCGACTTCAGTTCGCTATTCGGCGGTGGTGCCGCTTATCCATCGGCTGTTGCTGGTGGCGCTTCTCCCACGAGCGGCGCAGCGACCGGCACAACGCCCACCACAGGCGCTACGGTTGATCTTTCTGGCGATAAACAGAAATTCATTGATACGCTTTTGCCAGCAGCAATTGAACATGGGCAGCGCATCGGTGTTGATCCGCGTATCATAGTTGCGCAGGCCGCACAGGAAACAGGATGGGGGAAGTCCGCGCCTGGCAACAATTTCTTTGGCATCAAAAGCCACGGTCAGGGCGGGGGCCAGAACCTTACAACGCATGAGGTAATCAATGGCCAGCGCGTGAAGATCAACGATAGTTTCCGCACTTTTGCTAGTCCGCAGGATAGCGTTGCCGGTTATGCTGATTTCATCGCCAGCAACAAGCGCTATCGGCCTATGCGGGAAGCGCAGGGATTGGACGCACAATTGCAGGCGCTTGGCGCGTCAGGCTATGCTACTGACCCGAATTACGCGCGCTCTGTCGGTGCTATTGCTCGCTCTATCAATTTGCCTCAGCAGGCACAGCCACAGGGCGTGCAGGTTGCAAGCCTTGATCCATCTGCCGGATTGGAACAGGCATATGCGCCGCAACAGCAGCCCAACAATGCGGCAGCAGCAATTAACATGGTTGCGCCTCAGTCGCCTTATCCCGAACAAGGGCAGGTACCGCCGCATGACTTTACCAGCAATCCGCAGCTTTCGGCGGGTGCTGGCATGCCGTTTCAGGGCGGTCAATCTCAGCCGCAGCAAATGGCATCCATTCAACCGCAGCAGCAGACAGACCCGAAAGCGGCGATCCGCGATGCACTGTTGCGTCGGAATGATATGATGCTCGGCGGCGCACTTGCACCACAGGGTCAGGCACCGCAGCAGGTTGCCGACGCTTCTGGCGCTTTCCCGCCTGCGCCGACCGGTCAGCCGTTTGCAGGCCAGCAGGGGGGTGACGCTCGCGGCGCTATGGTTCAGAAGCTTATGCAGGCGGCGCAAAATCCATGGTTGAACGATAATCAGCGGCCATGGTCAATGCACTGCTGCAAAAGCAGATGGAGCAGGGCGACCCGATGCGCCAGCTTCAAATGCAGAAGCTTCAGCAGGATATCGCGCGCGGCGGTCAAACTTCGGACTGGTCGAAACTCGATGACAACAGGCTCTTTAATCAGCGCACTGGCGAAATTCGCGATCTTCCTACGAACCCGAACGCACCTTCAGGTGACCTTGGCCTTAATCCTCAATATGGATTGGACAAGGACGGAAACCCGGTTCTTTTGCAGTTGGGTAAAAACGGCAAGGTTGTTCAATCGCAGATGCCAGAAGGTGTCACATTGTCGAAGGAGCCTATCAAGCTTGATGCTGGTACGCACTTTGTCTTGCTTGATCCGATCACGCGCCAGCCTGTTGGGCAAATCCCGAAGGACGTTGCAGGCGCAGCATCTAAAGGGGCGGTAGGAAAGGCGCAGGGCGAAGCTTCGGCAAACTTGCCAGTAGTTGAGGCAAACGCTAACGCCATTCTCGGCATGATCGACAGTCTGGATACTGACCCTTACCTTGACAGCATGGTAGGCCCTGTGAACAGCAGGCTGCCGAATGTGTCGGGTGATGCCGCGCGCGTTCAGTCAAAAATGGATCAGATCGGCGGTCAGGCGTTCTTGCAGGCCTTCAACTCACTCAAGGGCGGCGGTCAGATCACAGAGATTGAAGGCCAGAAGGCAACGCAGGCTATTGCCCGCCTGAATGCTGCGCAGAACCCGGCTGATTACCGTCAGGCTCTGAATGAGCTTCGGCAAATCGTCATGAACGGTGTTCAACGCGCCCGCCAACAGGCCGGGGGCGGTGGGGCCAGTCAGACCGCACCTGTGCAGCAACCACAAGCGCCAGCACCGGCCAATAATGGCGGCTTCCGTATCATAGGGGTTGAATAATGCCCGTTTACAAAATTCAGGCTCCTGACGGCAAGGTTTACTCTATCGAAGGGCCGGACGAGCAGGGCGCTATCGGATTTCTGCAACAGCACCTTTCCACGCAGCAACCTGCCGCCCCTGCGCAGCCTGTCGCAGAAGACCGGGACGCACTTGATCAGCTTTCGCAACTCACGCAGGGTGACGGATCGCAGAACAAGCGTCCACGCTCGGCGCTATCGGCCATAGTGTTGACAGCTTCGGACGTGGTGTTGCGGACGTGGCTTCATTTGGCTTGGCTGATGAATTTGCCGCTGGCATGGGGGCGCTTACTGGCTTGGGCGGCGATTTCGGAGATTATGACCGCAATCTTCAGCGCCAGCGTATCGAACAGAAAGTGCGAGATAACTACAATCCGTATGCATCAACAGCGGGTCGCGTTACCGGCGCTCTTACTGGTGGCGCAGCGCTCGCAAAAAACGGTGCATCCTTGGCGGCGAATGCGGCAAACTCCGGCGCTGGCCTGAATAGGCTGGCGGCTATGTCAGCAATTGACGGCGCATTGATGGGCGGCGCGTATGGATTTGGTAGCGGTGAGGGTGAAAGCCGACTGGCTGAAGCGTCAAAAGGTGGGGCACTTGGATTGGCTACCGGTGGCGTTGCGCCATACGCTATCGCGGGCATTTCCGCCGCAACCAAGCCGCTGATCGCTCCTATAGCCGCACGACTTCAGCCACAGAAATATGCTGACGCTGCAATAGATACGGCATTACAGCGGGCTGGTACAACACCTGCTAAGGTTTCCCGCGTGCTGGAAAACGCGGCTGCTGACGGTCAGGATATGTTCACTGTGGCCGACGCTATGGGCTTAAATGGCCGTCGCCTGCTATCCACGGTTGCGCGAACCCCGAACGATGCCAGGCAAGAAGTTATTGAAGCGCTCGTGCGCCGACAGACTGGGCAGGGCGACAGGCTCGCAAATGCCGTGGCTGAAGGTTTCGGGGCGACCGATACCGCCGCGCAGCGCGCAACCAGTCTTACCGCCGCACGTGATGCGCTGGCCGACACGAACTATGCAGCCGCTCGCAACAGCGCCGGTTCTGTTGATCTGTCATCCGCGATCCAACATATCGATGACACCATTCGCCCCGGCGTCCAGCAGATTGTTTCGCCTGCTGACGACATTGCAGGTGATAGCATTGAACGCGCTCTGACCGGGTTTCGCGCCCGTATGACCGATGACAAATCCGTCCTATCGGATTTCAACCGGGTATTGACGCTCAAAAAGGACGTTAGCGATGCTGTTGAGGCTGCGAAACGTACAGGGCAGGGAAACCGTGCCCGTGTTCTCGGTCAGTTGAATTCTCAGCTTGATGCCGCACTTGAAAGTGCTTCGCCAGCATATCGCGCGGCCAATGATACCTTCAAAAGCCAGAGCAAGGTTATTGACGCTATCGACACCGGCACACAGGCAGCATCCAGCCGGGCGCGTGCCGCTGATAATATCGGTGTTTTCAATGATCTTTCCGCTGGCGAGCAAACGGCTTTCCGCTCTGGCTATGCAGACCCTTGGATTTCCCGTATCGAAAGTGTATCTTCAGCACCTACCACGAACAAGGCCCGTATGCTGATTTCAGAAAAGACAGGGCAGGAATTCCCCGCTTTCGCCATGCTTGATCGAGCGCAGCAGATGGGCCGCAGGATCGCGCGGGAACAGAAAATGTTCACAACCGCAAATGAGGCTATGGGCGGCTCAAAGACTGCCGACAATCTTGCAGACATGGCGGACATGGCAAAGTTTGATCCTTCGATCATGGCAGGCCTTATGCGCGGCAGCGTGAAAGATGCTATGGTAGCTGCTGCCACAAAGGTTCTGACCGAGGCAAAAGGCACGCCGCCTGCCGTGGTCGAGCGGGTGGCCAAGATCGTCATGGAAACGAACCCGCAGCGCGCCGCCGAAGCTTTGAACCGTGCCACGCTTAAAGGTGTCAGTGACGCCAATAGGCGTGCGCTCATCAATACAATTATGAATTTGGGTGTCGCAACAGGAGGAAACCGGGCGCTGAATTAGCGTCTGGTTTTCCAGCTATCTGGAACGCGATTTGCCGTCTTATCGATTGCCCATGACACAAGAATGGTAGCACTGCCCGCACCGACAGCGAGCGACCAAAGGTCTATCCGGTGGTAGGAAATATATCCGGCCCAGATCAGACCGACGACAAGCCACGCAGCCCACCATGGGAAGGGGCGGCGATCAATCCTTGGCTCGTAGGGATCGTGGTCGATTTCGTTCATGGTCCGTACCATGCCGCAGAACATTTAGAATTGGAAGCATTTTCCCAAAGGCCTCAGTCTTTCGCGTGTATTTTTCAACAATCAGTCCAGATATTTAATCTGGAAGGAAGCCCATGCCCCGCAACGGACAAGGCGTTTACTCGCTGCCGCCAGTCTATGAGGCGGTGACCGGGGAAACGATCGAAGCGCAACAGCATAATGTGCCGCTTGAGGATATTGCCTCAGACCTGAACAATGCCCGGCCAATATCGACAGGTGGCACAGGGGGGCAGAGCGCTACGCAAGCGCGCGAAAATCTCGATGTTTACAGCAAGGCTGAAAGCATACAGGCGATAGGAGATATCCCAGCGAAGGAAACACCTGTTGACGCCGATAACGTTGTGATCGTTGATAGCGAGGACGGTAATAAGCCTAAGAAATCTAAGGTGAATGCTCTAGTCAATACGATGCGCGTTGGCGTAGCGATGGCCGGTGCGAATAGCAAGGAAACGCTAGATGATGGCGACTTTCTCGGCGGGGTTCTTGCCGATGGCTCGACCGCATTCAAGACACCATGGGGGAAAATCAAGAAGGTACTCCAGGCATTTTTTGATGGGCGCTATCTCAAACTCGTCGGCGGAACGATACAAGGTATTCTCACGGTTTCCGGTGAAGGATCCCAACGCGGAGTATTCCGTAACACTGGTGACGGTGATAGCTGGATCAACTTTTACACCCGCGATCAGAACTGGTATTCCGAGTTCGGGCAACGAGCAAACGGCGCGGCCTATGTATGGGCGAATGGCCAAGAGTTTCGCTTCCAAACAGATGGGTCATTCCTGGTACCCGGCAATATTTTTGCCGGTGGTGGTTCCTCACGGTTGGAAGCAAACGGCAATATCGTCGGGGGCATCTGGAACAACTTCGGGGCCAGTGATGCATACACAGCCATTAACATTCGGATTGAGACGCGCGCAGCAGCTTTCGCGGATGATCGTGCCAACCAAGTGCGAAATGAAGTTAGCTGGCAACTGAACCAAAAAGCCGGTGTGTATAGGGGCGATTGGGTGAACGAAACTAACTTCCCTATCGGCCACACTATCATGTGTTGGAACGATAAAGTAGCCCGCAACGAAGCCAGAACTCCCCGAGTAGATCCGAGATCAGCAGACGCCTACAATTACAATACAAGTGGTCCAGCGTTAAGTGGTATCTGGAGAGCAAGAGGTAGTTGGGGGGACGGGGGCGCCAGTGGTAGTATACTTGAGAGGACAGAATAATGGGCGAAATTCATAAAGTATATTCAGTCACAGAAAGCGGATGTGGCGCGCTTTTGATTGATGCTGATTTTACCGGAACGGCGACAGGGCAACGTATGCGCAAAGTATATGTGCTTCGTGATGGTGATGAATTTGGGTCCGCTCCAATGTTTCAACAATGGATTAAAGAAAACAATCCGACGATAACGCCTTATTCACCACCACCAAAACCAACACCAGAACAGCAGCGGGCCATGCTGCCAGACTTAGAAAAGTGGCGCGTTGATACGATTATTGACCTTGAACCTGGTCTGCGCGACAAGATTGATGCAGCGATTGACAAATGGCCAGAACCCAAACGAACGATTGCAAAGAACAAGCTGAAAAGCGTCACTAATTTTCGCCGAACAGACCCGTTGTTCGACGACATTGGGGCTGATCCAGACGTTGGGAAATCGCCCGAGGATATTGATACGATGTGGCTCGCTGGCGCCTCTCTCGCTTAGTTGTTTTTTGCTCCCTTCTGCCCTATGAGATGCGGGACGGAAAGGGGGCCCATATGAAGTGTTATTTGATAAATCTGGATCGTGCGCCGGAACGACTAGCGCGCATGACAGCCATACTTGAAAGCTTTGACATACCTTTCGAGCGTGTACCAGCAACGGATGCAAAGCAGCACACCTTTAACGAGAGGGCCGTCAGTTCAAAAACACCGAGCGGCCAGCCTGCACTTGTTGGCGGCGACATTGCTTGCGGTTTTTCCCACGTTGAGTGTCTAACTCGGATTGTCGAAGGCTCCGACCAATATGCGGCGATATTGGAAGACGACCTTCACCTAGCCAGCGATATCAAATCATATTTGAACTCTGCCGAGTGGATACCGGAAGGCTCCGACATAATAAAACTCGAAACCTTCGATGAGCCTACCTTGCTGGGCCCTTCGATTAAAAAGATGCCGGTCGGTAGAATTATCGCCCCTCTACTAAAGGGCCATTTCGGTGCCGTGTTGTACATTATCAGCCGGGACGCTGCGCGAAGAATATTGCAGGAGTTTGACCCAGAAGTAGAATACATCGACGTTTATCTGTTCGAGACTATACTTGAACGTTACCGAGTTTATCAGGTTAGCCCTGCCCCCGCCATTCAAGATAACATCGGCGGGTTCAAATCTGCGACTTTCCTGACCAGCGGAATAGCACCTGATCGTCGTGATCAGCACGTAGTCAAATATCGCGGCTGGGCTAAAACCAAGCGTGAAACCAAACGAGTCTTTTCCAGGATATGCTATTTTGGGAAAATTGGCTTTTTGCGTCTAACCAAAGGGCAACGGTTCGGGAAAGTCAGATATAGGGCATGACGATCATGCTATCGTACTAAGCCAATGCACAGAAGAGGGACTGGGGTTAGCATCATTATATTTGATGTTATCTGTTCTGCGTAATTGCCTCACTGGACGAACGCAAGTATAGTTTGACCCTTGGCGCATGACGTGCCTCTTTCGAGAGGTGAATTATGCCCGCAATCAAGCTCACTGCTTTTACCGGCGAACAGCCGCGGCTCATATCGCGGCTTTTGCCTTGCCCAGCCAGCCCGGCCATCGTGCCGGGCTTTTTGTGCCCTGCGACGGGCAAGTCACTCAGTCTTTCGTCTCTCAAATGAAAATCTCGAGCCGTCCTTCGGGGCGGCTTTTTCATTTGGCGGAAGGCAAGTTTATGGACAAGACAGTCCCGGCAGGAGCCGCAATTCTTCTCGATTTCATTGGCGATATCGAAGCACCGCGCGGTTATGACGTGATCTATGGCAACAATCAGAACAAGTTGCCGATACCGATCACCAATATGACCATTGGCGAGCTTATCGATGCGCAGGCCTCCTTTACCAAGCGTTTCAAATCGTCGGCATCGGGCCGATATCAGTTCATGCGCGCCACTCTGCAAGACTTGTCACGCGAGCTTGGTTTACGAGGAACGCAGCTATTCGACGCCAATTTGCAGGATCGGCTTGCATTCCATCTGCTGAAGCGGCGCGGCTACGAGGACTATATGTCCGGCAAGATCAGCCGCGCAGAGTTCGGCAAGCGTCTGGCGCAGGAATGGGCTTCCCTACCAGTGCTGACCGCAGTCAAAGGCGCGCACCGCGACCTGAAGCGCGGCCAGAGCTTTTACACTGGCGATCCGCTCAACAAGTCGCTTGTCTCTCCGGAAAAGGTTGAGGCGGTGCTTGACCTGGTGAAGACAGCGCCAAGTGGCGTGACTTCAATGCCGGTTGGTGTGCCGGTGCCGCAGTCGTCAACCAGCTTCTGGGCATCTGTGTTTGCGGCCATCGCTGCATTTTTCGGTGGGGGCAAGTGATGGATATCGCCCTTCTTATTCCGATCATTCGGCAAATTCTTCAGGTTGTCGGCGGAATGCTGATTGCGCGCGGCTGGCTTGATGACGGCGCAGCCGACGCCCTTATAGGCGTTATCGTGAATGGCATCGTGTTTGTCTGGTGGCTGTACGACCGCCACCGGATCAATAAGAAGGCACGCCTTCTGCGATACAAGGTTGGAGAGACCGACCATGCTTGAAACAATCATTGGCCTTATCGCCGCTTCGAATGGATGGGTGGCTTATATCGGTCTGGCCATCGCTGGATTGCTTGGCCTGTACCTGAAGGGCCGGGCAGACGGCAAGGGCGCTGAAAAGACCCGGCAGAAAGATGAAAGCTCTGCCGCTCGATCCGTTGCCGACGAAATTGACGCAGCGGTGGCGGGCCGGGACGCAAAGACGAACCGCGAAAGGCTGTCAAAATGGTCAAGGTGATTGCTCTGGCCGCGCTCTGCGTGCTCTCGGCCTGTGCCAGCCCGCAAGGCTCATTTTGCTTGGTATCGGCCCCTATGCGCCCTTCGCCTGCCGCATTGGCGGCTATGACTGATCGGGAGGTATCAGCGATGCTTTCTCATAACGAGAAGGGCGCGAAGCTGTGCGGGTGGAAGGCATGACTCCAATGGATAACGAAGCGCCGACCGTCACCCGAATGAATGAGCTTCCAGACCGGACGAAGGATTTTCTTTCGAAGCTGGACGAAGATGATATCGACAATCTGGAAGACGCCATCAAGTTCTATGCGACCGTCCGCACCATGGGGCATGTCGTGAAGTGGCTCGCGATAACAGTTCTGGCAATCATTGTCGGCATTGCATCATTGTACGAAAACACGCTTAAAATCTGGGGATGGTTCCACAAATAGCATTCTACTCACTGGTGAGTATATGGTGAGTAGGATTTTTGCTGGTCTGGCTATCAAGTGTTAAATGCTTGATTTTATTGGTGCCGCTTGCGTGACTCGAACACGCGACCCCATCATTACGAATGATGTGCTCTACCAACTGAGCTAAAGCGGCCCGGAACCTGCGTTCCATCTTCCCGGAGGAAGCCAACCGTTTCCGGCTGAACGGTGCGCTGATAACCAAAAGAATGAAGGAAAGCAAGGCCCAAATCAAACAATCTGCATGTTTGTGTAAAAGCCTTGTTCAATCTCCATAGCCGAGACCATGCAGCCAATTGGATTGTCCAGATTTGTGAAAGGCAAATCGCCTCGTGCCCGGAAACGACAAAAGTAAAGCCGGGCGGCAATGGCCGCGCCCGGTTTCGGGGAAGATCGTGCTTATGGGCTGTCAGGACGCAAATGCGATCAAGCGCCAGAGCAGAGCTTTGCGCGTGCGTCGCGATATTCGCGTTCCAGACGATCCACCAGTGATGCCGTCGGGGCGATTTCCTTGATCACAGCAATGCCTTGGCCACAGCCCCAGATATCCTTCCAGGCTTTTGCGCCTTCCTGCTGGGCCTTCTCGAAATCCATTTTCGATGGGTCGGCTTGCGGCAAGTTGTCAGGGTCAAGACCAGCCTTGGCAATGGAGGGTTTCAAATAATTGCCTGCAATGCCCGTGAAGTAATTGGAGTAGATGATGTCGGAGGAGTCTGAATCAACGATCATCTGCTTATAGGCGTCAACCGCGCGGGCTTCCGTCGTCGCGATGAACGGTGAACCCATATAAGCGAGGTCGGCACCCATGGCCTGCGCGGCAAGAATTGAACGGCCATTGGCGATCGCGCCCGAAAGAAGCAGCGGGCCATCGAACCATGAGCGGATTTCCTGAATGAGTGCGAAGGGCGAAAGCGAGCCCGCATGGCCCCCGGCGCCAGCCGCAACCGCGATGAGACCATCGGCCCCCTTGCGGATTGCAGAATTTGCATGGCGATTATTGATGACGTCGTGCAGCACAATGCCGCCATAGGAATGGATCGCGGCGTTCACTTCCGGCACGGCGCCGAGCGAGGAAATAACGATCGGCACCTTGTATTTCACGCAGAGGCCAAGATCATGTTCCAGGCGCTTGTTGGAGCGATGCACGATCTGGTTGACCGCGAAAGGAGCAGCCGGGCGCCCAGGATTGGCGGCGTTATAAGCTGCCAGATCTTCGGTAATCTCTGCCAGCCATTCGTCAAGCTGTGCCTCGGGGCGCGCATTGAGGGCAGGGAAGGAGCCAACGACGCCCGCTTTGCATTGCGCCAGCACAAGAGCCGGATGGGAAATGATGAAAAGGGGAGCGCCCACAACGGGAATGCGCAATCTGTCTTTCAATATATCCGGCAAGGCCATGCTTGATCTTCCTGTTAATTGACGTTTCCGTAAACGTAATATTTCTAGCACGCCCAACGCGGACAGCAATACGAAAAGTACATGCGCACTGCGCTGGATCATCACAGTTGCGGGATTGTCTTCAGGTGTGTTGAGGAAAAAGGCGCATGATTGGCGCTGAACTGAAGCCGAAAGAGACGATCTGGCTCTCTACTTTTGGTCTTCTTTCGAATCAGAAAGCTGTCAGCTTCGTCAATCTTGAGGCAGCGGATGGGGAAAAGCCCTGC